TCAGTCGCGCCGCAGGCACCTTGGCATTCCCGGCAAACTTTGTGCTAATAGGAGCCATGAACCCTTGTCCGTGTCTTGCTCATTCTCACAGAATGCCACCGTGCGCATGGTTAGCGCAACCCGTAATTCCCCATCAACTCGCCGAAGTTCTGCATGTTTCACCAGCTTGGTAATAGGATTCCGTAACCGCTCAATCACCGTTGGGTCATCAAGCTGCGCAAGAATCCGCGTGGTCAGCATGCCATCAAAGAAGGCGGCACGCAAACTGCGTGCCTGCTCATCAAGCGTCTCAATCGCCCGAGTCAGGGTGGTGCGCTGGTCGTCCATCGTTGCCAGCTTCGCTTCCAAGGCCTCGGCTTGGGCATTGATTGCTTGGACCAATGAAGCGGTCAGGGCATGATGCAGCACCCGTTGGGTGAGGCTGGTAAATTCTGCCTGCACCACAGCGCGCTGGCGCTCGAGGGCTTCAATGCCATGCACGAGGGTTGCTCGGGTGCGATCAGCGGCAGCGGTCAACTGCTGATCAAAAGCGGCATGCTGGGCTGTTGCATACTGCACTACCGCTTTGACCACAGCCCCCTCAAGGCGATAGGCGCGAACGCGGGGCATGGTGCATTGTCCTGCATAGGCACCACGGCCATTGCATGCGTAAATCCGATAGTAGTAGCGCTTGCCCTTGCGGTGGGTTCCGCTGGTGTTGCCGTGAATGAGTAGCCCACATTCCCCACAATGCAGCTTCATCAAGAAAATCCCCCGCGCATTCAGGGCATAGTTAGGGATCGCAAACTCAGCAACACGCACCCGCTCAATCAAGTCAGTTGGAATCAGCGGCCCACTGGGGAGTGCTACCTTCAGCACGGTCTTGGCCTGCCCATCGCTCACCTTATTGGTGCGGTTGTGTTCACGGCCCCATTGCAACTGGCCCGCGTAGATGCCATCAATCGCTTGGCGGCAGATATGGCGAATCGTGCTCATATTCCAAATATTGGTAGGCTGTGGTTTTACCACATCAATAATGGCCCCTGTGGTAGGGTCAACGCGCTCTTGGGTGGGCTTGGCAATCCATTGCAGCATACCAGGTGTATCAGGGCGGCCATAGGGTGTTTGCGCGGTATTCAGCAGGCGGGTAATTCGCAGGTAGCCCATCCCTAACCCGCGCTGCTCAAGAATCCACAACAGAATCGGGTAGGTGTCAGGATTCGGCTTGTAGCCGGTGCCATCAAAGGCAAGACCATAGGGCGCTGCACCACCATAGCGGTGGCCGCGTTCGATGCGGGTCTTCTGGCGGGCATAGGTGCGTTGCGAGGTGCGACGAATCTCATCAGCGGCTAAGGCCGCTTTGATGTCCCGCATAAAGGAACGGCTATCATCGGTCATGCCTGGCGATTCATCATTGAACACAATATCAACGCCCAAGCGCTGCATATCGTGCTCAAATTGCTTCCATGCCATAACATCGCGATGACTGCGGTCAAGTGACTCACAACGAATCCGTTGAAAGAATCCTGCCGCCGCATCGGCCAGCATTTGCTGGTATTCACTGCGGCGGGTCGTGGTGCCACTCTCGGCTTGGTCAATATAGAGCTTGGTGACGGTCTCGCCATGCTGATCACTGGCACGGCGCAGGGCATCCAACTGCGATTGCAGCGATGCCCCACGAGTTTGCTGGTCACTACTGTACCGAATGTAGTGCGCTGTCTTCATAGGCTTGCTCCAGTGCGGCTATTTGGCGCTTGAGTTGTATTTGGCGCGCCGTTGTTAAGGTGGTGGTATGCAGCGCATTATGCGCAATCTGCATGGCTGCGTCAAGGCCAAGCGCCTGCACCACCAGCACCTCGGCAAGACACGCCAGCGCATCGCTTGGGGCTGGCTCGGGGTCGATAAGAATAGCAACAGGTAATTCATCCATGGCAGCTCCTAAGAAACAACAAACCCGCCACGAGGGCGGGTAATCAATAGGTGATGGAAGGTTTCAATCAAGCACCCCCAAGCACATTGCAACGAACAATAAGCGCTCACGTCCGTCAAATCGCTCAATATCCATCGCAGCGGTCAAGGGTTGTTCTTCAATTAATTCTTTTGCAACACGATCCCAAATGGGCTGCCAAAAATCGGTATCGTAGCGCAAGCACCATTTACCGTGAATAATCTCGCGATCGTCATACCACAGGGTTGGCCATCGTGAATCTTGCTTAAGTTCCCACATGTTCAACCTCACTCTCTATTGGCTGCACCTCAAGCAGAATGTCATCCTTGAAAACCTTATAGCAACGATGGACTGAGACTGCCACGATAATCACAGGGCGTGCATTACCAAGCGCTGGTGGCCCTTCCTCGGTTGCTAAGCAATCGTAAACATTGCGATGGCCGATAATCATGCCCGTGCGAATCCTACCCATGCTTTGGCGTGTGGGCTGTCCATTCAGGCGCGAAACAACCCACTTGAATTTGACCCATTCCCCCAACCCGTAGGGGTCATGTGGTTTGGGCTGTGCTTTTCTGCCGCGTGCCATAGTTACTCCTTAGGAAATTCGTTCAAATTTCACAACCCAGACCCACGGGTTGCTATCCCATGATCCTTGGCCATTGATGCGAATCCAAAGTTCACGAAATGCCGCCGCTGATTCAACCCCTTCGGCTTTTGCGTCGTCGTCACTAATGGATTGCACTCGCTCAACATCAAAATCGACAACCTTCAAATGGATGCGGCATAGCGCCTTAGGCATATGGATTGAGGGCTTCCACCTTACACCATAAGCCAGTCGCGCCTCTTTGACCCATTCTTTTTCATCCCCATCTTCATCAACCGCATTGGCAAGGTACGTTGTACCACCATCCCAAACTGCAAACGATTCACGAACCCAGAGCGTATCACCGCGCATTCCATAGGGGCATGGGTATTGGCACGCATAATCGCAGTAACTGGGGCAATCATTGGCGTGGACGTGAATAAACTCACCCGTTGGCTCGTAAAATTCAACCGCATCTTGGTCTTTGATAATGCGGCGGGTTTGCGTTTTCTTGCCATCGAGGATGGCCTTGGCCATCAGTGGGCTAAATAAAATCGGGCGGTCTTTTATTTCTCGCTCATAGTGAAATTCAATCATCGGTTGCTCCTGTCAGGGTGTTACTAGTGGCCTCGCAATGTTTCAAGCAGCACGCGGGTTTTGCGGCTGCTGTGGTAGGTCATTCGCCACAGGGTTTGTTGTTGTTCTCCGGTCAGGCGTAGTTGCTTGACCGCGTTGGCCAACAGTTTGGCGGTGATTTTGCATGGTGAGCAATAATGATCCGATGGCATGGCCTGCTCACCACAGTGCGAACATTGTGTGCCTTTCATAACTACTCCTAGGTTGGTTGGTTGTCGTTCTATTTGGGGCTTGCGCAGTGCTGGCAGAGCCAACGCTGGCGATCGATATTAAAGGTATTGGCTGGCTGACCGCAGGTGCAATGCGGTTGTTTTGGTTGCCCTGGGCGTGGTTGATATAAGGCAGCAACGCGCTTCGCTTGCAATTGTTCACGTGGCATCAAGCGCAGCTCACGATCAAACTGGGCTTGGCGTAGCATTGGGGTGTAATCAGGATCGTTCATTGGTTAGACCTCTAGGGCTAGTTGGAATGCCGGTTGCTTAGTGGTTGATTGCTTAACTTTCTTCACGGACACAGGCTTGGTTATCATGAGATGACAACAGGTGCAGTAGCCATTGAAGCGCTCAAGTACATCTTGGTGATCAATTGGGCAGACCGTTTGTGCTTCAAGTGGGGCGGCTGTGCGCAATTCACTCCACCAGTGCCAATAGAGTTTGTGGCCATGCGCATCTCGTAGCATGCGGTCGATTTTGACGATATGCTCAGGTGGTAGATGTTTTTGGCACAGCGCACGAAATTGCATTGCCGGCTCACGATGCAATTCACGCCATGCCTGATAGCGTTCATGGAAGCTGCTCATCGCTACTCCTAGGTTGGTTGGTGCTTATCGCTCAGGCGTTTGCTGATGTCGATGGCGGCTTGCCGCTCGGTTTCGGTTGCGGGTCTGGTGAGGAGTGTATAGACCAACTTGTTGAGGTATTGTTCCGCTTCAACATAGGTTGGCTTGCGGTCTCGCAATTCGCCATCAAGGTAGCACAGGAAGTCTTGTGCCGTGCGGTCATAGACAATCATTTTGCGGTACAACGGTTGCTCCTCTTAGATTAGATAACTTCCAAGACAATCTCCGTGCGGGGCCACGCCACATCAACGCCGCCACGCTTGCTTGAGACCTCATCCACAGCACGATCATTGAAGCCGAGCGCTTCAAACAGCGCATCTTCAGCAACCTTGATGCGATTCGACATATCGCTTACGGTGCAGCTGCGCTTGTCTTTGAAGTAGTGGGTCAAGCGCAGGCTATAGCGGGCATTGGCTGGCGGCGTAAACGCAGTGGCCGCATCGCGAATCAGCGGCACGGCGCGGTTTTTGAAGGCCGTCAATTCCTTGCTTGGGAAGCGACGGCCTGTTTTGCGGTTGGTGGCGTAGGCGTTGTTCAGGCTTGGGCTAAGGGGAATAACAATCATTAGTTTCATGCAGCACCTTGTAAGCACCAACCCAAGTCAGCCTTGGGCGGCGCACTCATTGGCCATTGATAGAGCGTCACGGGTTGATGCAGGGCAAGCAGTTGGTTGGCAATCTTTGGCCCTGCTGGCTCGGGTGGTGTTGGGATACGGGGTATCTTGCCCTCAGCAACGCGCTGGTGCATCGTCGTGCGCCATTGGCCAAGCAGGGTGCGGTACATCGCTCCGCTGGCCTGCCCTGCTAAATCGTTATCAAGCCACACAATCACGCGCTTGGGCTGTGAGGCGGCGATCAATTCACACCAGCGGGTCAGATTCTCACCAGCCCACGCCACACCACCCGAGGCAACCGCAACCACATCAGGGCGGTCTTGCATCGCAATGATGGCATCGACTAGGTTTTCACCGATGATCACGGTCTTGCCAGGTGCGAGGTATTCGGCGTTGTATAAGACATCCTTGCGGCTGCCGCCACTGGTGAGCCACTTCGCATCGGTATCCTCGGGTAAGTAAGCCCGCCCATGCAGCGCCACCAGCTGGCCGGATTCAAACACGGGCACAATCAAGCGCGGCATCTGGCAGCGGCTCGCTGGCAACACGCCCACGCCTAAGCGCCACTGGGCGATACTGCGTAGGTTGAGCGGTTTGTAGGCCTGCCACAGCGGTACACGGTTCAGGTCTGCCCCAAAGCGCCCAAGGTAGAAATCGGCATGCTTGAGCCAATTGGCATGCTTGTGCTTGGGCTGCATCGCCTTGGCTTGCTGCCGTTCGGTTGTGGGCCCAGTAGCAACGCCAAGGTAACGGGCAAGGTGGGCGATACTGCCCGTGTGTTGGCAGACGAAACATTTGTAGCGCCATTCGCCATCCGCGTTGTAGCAGGAAAAATGGGTTTGCCCGCGCTTGGTGTCCTTGCCGCAAAACGGGCAGCAGGCATGCCATTCATTGCGCTGCCAGTGGCCGATGGGTAACAGATCAGGTGGGGTGATCATCGCCACATCCCAACGCGCTCAAGCGCTTCTCGGGTTTGGTAGTAGGTGATCAGCGTAGCCGCATCACCTTTTGATAGGAGTTGCCACTTGATCTTGTCGCCACTGCCTCGGGCCAAACGGCGTAGGTATTTGATTTGGCCTTCACTCGCCGGCTGATGCTTCCAACTCGCCGTCTTCAGCATGAGGTTTCGCGCCCCACGTTCTTCGGCATACTGGTTGGCAACCTCGGCTAACTCGCCAAAGTTTTCAGCACTGGCCAACTGCTTGGCTGACCAGTCCCACGTGCCCTTGGGTTTCATCAAGCCAAACAGTTTGAAGGGATCGGTCATCATCGGCGGCGTGATTGCCAAGATGCGTTCATACCCATCGCCACCCTCACCCAAGCCAAGAATCATCCACCCGTCGCGCCGTTCCCAGTGTAATGCTGTGCCCTTCAAGTAATCAATTTGGCGGGCGACGAGTTCGAGCGGATTACCTTCAAGGCCGTGGACATCTTGGCCATCAAAGGACATGCCGCCAATAACATCGCCCTCTTCGGCTTCGTCAGCGGCTTGACGTGATGCTTCAATCACCTCGCGTGGTAAGCCAAGCACATCGCCCAGGCTGGCCAAGTTATGGCCGCTACTTGGTGCAAATTCCAAGACTAGGCAATCATCTTTGCCAGGCGCGGTGCGCAGCCCACGACCCACACACTGCACAAACAGCGAACGATTCACGGTAGGCCGCACCATCATGACACAGCCAATGTCTGGCTGGTCGAAGCCTTCAGTCAAGACTGCGCAATTCGTCAGCACCATGTATTCGCCGCGGCTAAACGCTGCCAAGATGCGGCGGCGTTCCTCTTTTGGGGTGGTGCCATCGATCGCGATCGCGGTGATCCCGCGTTTGGTGAACGCTGCGGCTAAGTCGTGCGCCCCTTCAACAGACACCGTAAAGGCAATCGACTTGCGTCCCTGGGCGTATTTGATATAGCTATCGACCACCAGCTCAAACACGTTGGATAGTTCAAACACATGCTTGAGTTGACCAGCATTCAGGTCGTTGCCCGTTTTCCGCACGCCCTTCAAGCTCGTGCGGGTGGCAAGCTCTAAGCTTTTGAAGGGGACTAAATACCCTTCACGCACCAAATAGCCAATGTCGATGGCAAAGCTATTTTTCTGGTACACGGTAATCAGGCCGATGTCATCAGCCCGCTGCGGGGTTGCCGTCACCCCCATGTGGCGCAGGTTGGGATTCGCTTTCTTCAGCGCTTGGTACAATTCCATGTAGCTGTCAGCGGTGGCATGGTGGCATTCGTCGATCGCAAGATAATCAATCGGGCCATAGTGGAGTAAGGTTTGCAGCCGCTTGGCGTGCAACGATTGCACCGTGGCGATCACCATTTGCCGATGCGGTTGGTTTTCCTCAGCCTTCACGATGCCAACATTGGGCAGCCAATGCTTCCAATAGCTGGCAATCCGTTCATAGGGCTGGCGGATTAACTCTTCACGGTGGGCAATGAGTAAACCGCGCTTGCCATCGACCAGCACGGGGGGAATATCTGCATGGCCCAACATCGTGCTGAGCATGATTTGGGTTTTGCCTGCACCCGTGGCCGCAACCCCAAGCACATCGGTTGCACCGTCTTGCCAGTCCTTCTGCACTGAGGTGACGGATTCAATTTGATAGAGTCGTAATTGCATCGCTTCTCCTTAGTGCAAGAGCTGACCGCAATCACCACAAACAGGCTTGCCGTCCTGTCCATCGTGCGGGCATTCAACAGGGTCAGCAGGTTCAACGAAGGTCAAGATCAATTCTTTGGCAACGATCAGATCGCCAGGTGAGGCTGATGAATCACGATAAAACCGCATCACCTCGTCAAGGGTGGCAGCACGTTCGATCATCTTCTCGCTGCCGTAGGTGGTTATGAGTAAATACATCGCTTCTCCTTTAAATGAGCAACCCCGCCAAAAGGCAGGGTTTTGGGGTAATAACCGCATTGAAACCTAAAGAAACCTATTTAAGTTCCTATGCGGAAATAGAAGGGGTAATAACCGCATTGAAACCTAAAGCGGGCTTCGTGCTTTTATGCCACGTAAAGCCCTTCCCGCTCTTCCGGTATTGTTTGGCACTAGCGCCTGTTCCCATTGGTCAGGGTGTAATTCTCGCAATAGGGTTATATATTTTTGCGCGGTTCGCTCCGCACAATCGAGCAGGGTCATAATGTCTTTGCTGGTCAGCGGCTCACCTGATTCATACGCCACGCTGGCGATGTCCATAAAGTCACGCCACTGATACACATCAACCCCATCCGGCGCATCGAACAGGTCACGCACGTTCACCAGTTCATCGGGCGGCAATTCGGCAATGGGAATGTTGGTCAGCAACCAGACATCAACCGCATGGCGCACGGGGCGCACACGGTGGGCTGCTTGAATAACCTCAGCCTCACGGCCTTGCCAGAGCAGGGCTTGTAAATCCGCATCAGCATAGAAGCCACTGACTAAGTAACTGTGTGGGTGATTCACAAAGGGCAAGTCTTTTTCTTGCCACTCAGTGTTGAACGGGGTCATGCGCTCGTGGTAGATCATCGTTGCCGTGATGGCAATATCATCAACGCTTGGTTGTTGTGCGCCGATGATAAAGGCCACATCGCAGCCCTCGTATTTGTTGGTCCCACGTTCACCACCAAAGTGCCCAACCATGCCGAGGTCACGAAACGAATCGACCAGCGGTAGGTGGGTGATAATCACCGGGTTGTGATAGTTGTGTTTGGCGATGATCGCGTGCAGCTGCTCGCGCAACTGGGTCACTTTGGCCTTGTCGATTTCACCAGCCTTGATCAACTTGCTGCGATTATTCAGTGATTCATAGACCTGATAGACCTTGCCTTTGAGTTCGATGGCAGGCTCTACTACTTCCACAGGCCGCTGAAACACGGTGTGGTAGAGATGGGCATTGGCCGTAGCATCAAACCAGATGATGTGCGGTGGCGCGTGGTCATTGATCACGTTACGCTTGAGCAGGTGCAGTTTGCCATTGACCAACCGCACGCGGCTGACGTAGCTCTTGCCCGTTTGTGCTGCCTCACATTCACGCTCGAGCAACTGCACCAAATCGGGCAAGTGCCAGAACGGTGCATCTTCGGCATCCGATGGATACCAGATGCGCGGCAGCAGTTTTTCGTAGACCTCAGGCAAATCGAGCATAGCGCAGGCTTGGGCCACCGATTCGGCACCACCAAGCTTGTCTAATAGCTCTTTGCCAAGAATGGGCTTGCGGCTGGTCTCGCTTTGGCTGGCCAAGCCTTGCATCTTCAGCAACAACTCGGTGAGTGGCTCATCATAGGGCATGCCATCCGGCATGATCCACCGTTGGGGGATCACCCAGTTATCAGGAAATGCACCAAGCGGCGATTCGTCGCCGATGATGAGCTTGCAATGCTTGAGTAATGGATGGCCTGCGGTGAGGTGCTGGTGTTGGATATATAAGATGGGCGTGGCCTTGGCCTCGCGTTGCTGCTCGTAGTAAGGACAGCCATCTTTGATGTAATCCCAGCCGCAGACCTTTTGGCAAAAGTCCATCGCTTCATAGCCACGGTGCAACCACGTGGCCATGTGTGGCTCATGACGGCAGGTTTCCTCTTTGCCGTTATCATCGCCCCGCTGTCTAGGCAGCCAGTGAAACCATTGGTCAGGGTCGCCGCCCTGCTTTGCCACTTCGTTCATCACATCATCAAAGAAGTTGTGCCGTGGGCCAATGTAGGCCACGCGCCACCCCAGTTCATTGGCTGCATATAAAGCAAGCTTGACTCCTAAATAGGTTTTACCCGTGCCTGGAGGCATGCGCCCAAGGATGAAATGCGCGGGTTTTTCAAGCCCAAGATAATCGATCGCTTTGTTCCAAAAGAGGGCTTGGGCGGTATGGGATGAGACGGTTGTTTGGGTAACCGTGATGCGTTGGTGGCTCTCCAGTTTGCGACGGCCACGCCTGCCACTGGGTGAGGCGGGTAGCTCGCCGCTGCTTAGCTCTGGTGGCGGCTCGGGTGGCTGATCGATCGAGGCCAACGCCACATCAAAAATGGTTGCCATGGTGGGTTGACCTCGTGACTATTAGGCGGCAGGATTACTGACAAGGATGTCAACGGCATCAAATGCTGAAACGGATTTGACCTGTGCAGCGCGTTCAATCTTTTCATCGTGACGCATGCGCAGCACTGCACCAAACTCGGTCAAGCCATCCATGCTGTATTCATCAAGGTTAATAGTTAGCTCATCGGGTGTGCCAACCTCGCGGAGCAGCTCGCGAATACGGGCAATGTATTTGACACGGGTTGCATCAACGGGTGGCGCATCATCAACAGGGGTTACGGTACCCGTCTTGGGTTTGCGATGGTCGTCAGCATTCGGGCAGGTTTGGAAGTGAATCACATCGGTGCGAATTCCGTTGATCACATCGAACGGCGCATTCTTGCCATTTGGCGTTTTGGCCCATGCGATGGTTGCGCCACAGGATTGACACTCAGCTAAGTCTTTGGCGGCGCGTGGTTGCCGCTGCTCGGCTGGCGCTTGGAGTTGTGGCCGCGTTGATACCGCTTCGCTGGTGTTTTCAATCTCGCCATGAGCATTAACTTTTACTTCATAGGCGCTTGGAATGCTGCTGGTCTCAGTTTCATCGAGCATGCCCAAACCTGCAAAACTCAGGGTCACGCGGCGTTTGGCTTTGGTCTCAGCCTTCATAATGGCATTGGCTCGTGCATCGCCTTTCAAGTTGCCCAGTGGCACGGCCCCGATGGATTCATCACAGCGCCCATTGGGGTCAACGGCGCGGGCAGTCACGACATAGACCTCTTCAACCACCTCACGGCTCACGATGCTAATACTAATGCCGTCACGCTTCCGCAGCTGCTCGGCACAATCCTTGGTGGCATAGAGTTGCAATTTGCCATTCAACTGCAAGTAGTGAAACGGGCGGGTGAGAGGATTCAGGTTCAAGCTTTCACAAACCCGATTGTAATATTCCACCCGCTGCGGTGGACTCAGTTTGACCAGATCGCCTTGCACCAACACATGTTCAATCACCGATAGTTCTGTACTCATACAACCTCACTGTGGTATACTAAAGGCGGGTGACCTATCGTAACTAAGTCACCCGCAATAACCTCTAAAGACAAGCCCGCAAGCACCACTATGCTGCGGGTTTTTTCGTAGGCCGCACATGGCGGGCAACCGCACGCAAGGCCTCTTCGTTCTGGGCGATTTCAATCCATGCCCGCACTTCGGGGTCATTCTGTGATGCAATAAATGCTGCTCGCTGCTCGGCTTCCTCAGCCAGGCGTTGGCGCATCCGCCATGCTGCAATCACCTCGCCCAGGTCGGTCGATTCGCCATCAGGGGTGTAGATTTTCGCCATCCTGATCTCCTTGTGTAACGTGGTAGGTTGGCATGCAGGCGCATGTGGTTGCTTCCATATCCGCAAACACCGCCCGCACGGCCTTGGTCAATTGGCGCTGAATAATCAGCGCTTCATCGTGGTCAAGCTGGCCGATTTGCAGCGGTGTTTGAACTGCACCATAGTTCAAAATAATTTGAATCATTGCTTATCAATATCCTCTTGAGTCAACGGGGTGCTAATCATTGGTCGTTGATGCTCGTGTTTGAGCGCTGCAAGGTGCTTAGCCATTCCCATGAAGAGACTGCTTAGGCCAACCACGAGGGTAAGCCATCCGGCAAAGACCGCAAACAATAGGTACATCGGCTCAATCAAGACACACCAGACGGCAAACCAGAACAATGAGGCAATGACAACAACAATAAGTTGATGTGTCCGGTTGCGAATGATGAACGATGCTGCAACCGCACTAGCGGCGGCGGCGATGGTGCATAAAAGAGATTCAATCATGCTGTTGCCTGCTTTCGTGCATAGGCTTCGAGGAAAGCGGCATCATCGGGTGATGTTGCGCCATCTTGAATGGCTTGCACCCATATCGCTTGAGCTTCGCAGGCGATGCATGGGCGATCTGCCGCATCTATCTCTGCACATAAACAATCCAGTTCCATATCAATCCTCATGAATAAAAAACAATTCAATGTGTTTGTTGCAATTCCATCATTCAACTGCGCTGCGCCTAGCGCGGTTCGCTCGTGTGGTCATGGCAAACCGTTGGCTCTGCGGCGGTATTTGAGTAGGGACGGCTAGGCCATTCCTTGAAGGCGAACCCGAAAGTTTGCCCCGCTGCGCTGGTTGATTGATAGTGCCTTGAAATCCTTGCCCAGTGGGTAGGGGTCAGGCTTGGTAAGGTGCGGGTGGTCATCGCTTAGGTTCATCGGGCTAGCGGCGATGAACTGCTAGCCCTGTCTAGATCATTTAGGTATCGTTGCCCTGCATCGCTGCGATAAAACACTGCTTTAGAACCTTCTAGATTTCATCGAACGATGGGCTTTTATGTGGCGGTAGGCCTATTAGGAACGGCCCATAGAGCACCTCACTTTCTGCATGCATTCCAAACTGCCAAATCGTTGCGCCATCGTGGGCACTGGTGAGCAGGTAGGACTGCTCAGGCCATGTCCATCAAAACGGGAGTTCATCATCGGGATAGGGCGCATCCGCTTCAATTTCAATTGAATCTTCAATCATCGTGGTTTCAAGGTCGGCCAAATAATCACCGTCAAGCTCATGGCCACAATGCGGGCATGGCTCAGCGGTTATCCAGCTTTCGCATTCGTCACTATCGCGATCAATCTGTGGATCGAATTCTTGCCCGCATTCAGGGTTCGGGCAGGTAATTTCACGGCTCATCTTGGCTCCTCTTGGTGATGTTGATACTTGGGTGCCGGTGACGCTTCCGGCGTTGCCGTTGAGGCCTGCAACCGCTTGGCCTTGTTGGGATTAGTGGGTTGGTGTGAAATCAATCGGCTCGAGCGCTTGCCAGTAGCTGACTTGGCCAAAGCCCATCAGCACGGCGGTCACGGTCATGCCTGGTGCGAAGGTCTTGGAATAATCGCGAACGGTGTGGCGATCATCAGCAGTGGTGACAATCAAGGTGTTGTGGTCAACAGCGCCATACAGGGTTGAGACTGTTCCGGTAATGGTTGGCAGTGGTTGGCTCATCGGGATTACTCCTTGGGTTGGTTAGGCGGCGGTTTTATCGCGTCCCGCTGCATCAGCAGCGAGGGCTTCGTAGTACCCTGGGGGGTACTTTGGCTTTCTCTTGATCAAATTGGTAAGCGTTCGCGGTGCAACACCGAGTGCATTAGCTTGTTGTTCACGGGTTGCACCGAGCGTGGATAAATAGATCTCAAAATGGGAGCGGCGTTTCGCCAAAGAATTCTTTTGCGGCATGTTCAACCTCTAAATAGCTACCCCGTGCCAGCAATGGTTCAGGATTGCCAGCGAGGTAGAGGCCAAATTGATCAGTACAAGGAATGAGGGTAATGACCCGCCGAGTAGCACGGGTTTCGTTGATTTCTTGGATAGCCTCAGGAACGCCGGCAGCGGCCTCCATTTCAACTAAGGTGCGGTGGATTTGAATCTCTTCAATGGTGTTCATGGCTGCATCGCGTAGGGTTGTTTCAGCATCCATGCGATCTGGTTTGGTGCAGATGAGGGTTTTTGAATCGCCATCGATCAGGTAGGCAGCGTGATCAACATCACGGCCTACAATGGTTGTGTGAATTTCAAGGCGCAGGCCATAATCTTTGTGCAGTTCTGTGGTAATGTCTGAGATGAAGGGCTTGAGGGTTTTGGCTTTCTTGGTTGCTTTACGGGTAGTCATTGCAATTAGTCTCCGTAAATTTATTGACGGTAATTTATTTCCTGTACTATTTATAACAGGTAATTTATTTCCTATCAATAGCCATACAGTACTAATAGCATACTAGTACTCATTTTTAGTACACATGTTTGTCTAGGCAATTTTTTGCCGATTGTGTATAATGCTTAATGCCAAACGATGTAGTTTAGTAGCGAGGTGAAGGCGCGCTTTTTAATTATCAGTTGAGGCTAATTGCAATGAGTTTTCAAGACGTAAGACCGTTTACCTTTGGTGAGTTCATCAAGTTCCGCCGTGAGCAACTTGGGATTAGTCAATCACAGATTGCGCGTAAATTAGAGGTGTCAGAGCGTCAGTACCGAAACTGGGAGTCTGATAAATTCAAACCAAACCTTGATAGTTTATTGCCATTATTGCGTGCTCTTAATTTGCGACTACAGGATATAGAATCGGTTCTCGAATCAGAATCGACAAGTTAGGTATTGACATATGTGCTACACTAACGGCGCAATTAGTCTTGAAAACGTCCTACTGGCTGGCGCTGGTGGGGCGTTTTCGTGTATCTAGGGGATGGTATGAAAACATTTGGGGAACAATTGCGCTATCGTCGCCAACAACTTGGCTTTACCCAAGAACAAATAGCACGTAAATTAGATGTTACGGTGCGACAATATTGCCGATGGGAGACCGGAGAAACAAAAATATCAGTGTATTACCTTGCTAAATGGATTGAATTATCTGGCACGGCTTACGAAGACATTCATGAATCCCTTTTGCTTTATGGCGAAAGTGAGAAGCTGCAATGAAAGAACTAGGACTCTATATGCGGCAACGGCGTGAATTATTAGGGTTTACCCAAGAGCAGGTTTCACGACGCATTGACATTTCACTACGACAGATAGCCAAATGGGAAACTGGCAATGCAGCGCCAAGTATTGAAAATTTCGCCCGTTGGCTCATTGCGCTTGGAGTGGACTATACCGAGATAGAGCATTTTCTACTTGCAAAACCAGAAACCACTAATTAATCTACAAAATTCACCCGATTATTGTATCTAAGATCAAGAGAAGCCTTTATTTAGGAGATTCGTATGTCTAGCTACACTGCCACGATGATCGCCCGTGCCAAGCAGGCGATTGCCGAGGATCGCAAAGCCGATGCCTATGCGATTATCAAGCCCATTGTTGATGCTGAGCCAACGAATGCTGATGCATGGCGGGTGCTGGCCAATGCGACGAGCGATCCGCAAGAGGCTGAAATTGCCCGCGCTCGTGAGGCACAAGCTCGACCACTGCACACCCCACGCCCAACCCCGCAATCCGCTCGATCAGCATCACCTACCCTCGCACCTGCGCTACCCAAGAAACCTGCCATTGCTAGTGGGTTGATTCTTGGCGGTGCTTTACTTATTGGCCTTGGTAGCATCATGCCGTGGCAAGAAATCACCAGTGGCATTTTCAATAAAACGGTGGTTGGTACCGATAAGTTGGGGTTTTATACACTAGCGTGCGCTGCACTACTATTTATCGCTGGCCTTGTTGTATTGTTTCGCGATGGCACACCAGCTCGTGGCGGTGCTGCTCTTGCCGGTCTTGCGGCATTAGGCATCGGTGGCTATACCGCCTATGATATTTTGAGCCGTGCTGCTGATGTGGATAAATTGCGCCAAGTTGAATCAGCTTTAGGTGGCAAATCAACCGTACCAGCGGTTTTTAGTAGCGTGCCTGGCATTGGTATTTACGCAATCTTGCTTGGCGCACTGCTGGCCATTGCTGGTGCGTTGGTTCAGAATCAATCCTCATAATTCAAGCCAAGTGCAGCCAATAGGCAAAAGGATAGTCATCGTGCCACGAAAGCAGCGATCCTCGAAAACAATAACCCGCGTGACGATTAAGCCACCATCAACGCCTGGACAGATCACCATATCACCAGGTCGCACCCCGATTAATACCGAAGATTCAAAACCTGTAGCATCGAAGTCTGTACCACAAGTGTCCGCACCGCTTACCGAGGAACAGGCTATTTATCGAAGAATAAAACTTGATTTTCTCGGGATGATTGAGAAATGCAGCCACGTTGTTTTTACTACATTACCCTACCTTCTTGCCATGCTTGCAGGTCATTTCGCGAATGAATTTTATGGCTTTCTTGCAGAAGGAGCCCTTGAAAAATTATCAGAATTTCGGAATTATGGTAACATGGTGGAAGGCGGATTATTACTAATCGGTGGGGCAGGTATCGTTATTCATAATATTTTTGACTTGTTGACGCAAGCAAAAGCCGATTATGATATCTTCAAAAAAGGTGGGAAATGATATGAAGCGCTTTCTTCCGATCACTTGGCGAACGCGCAAAACATTCCTTCGGACTATGGCATATACCTTCGGAACGCTTTTCGCATCATGGGCAACATTTATTTTTACTGGCTTGTTATTGATTCGCTACACAACGTTTACCACAAGCCATAGCTTCCTTATCAGCCTTATCTTGGGTATCATTGTTATGGTGCTTGGTCAGATCAATCGAGTCTACCCATTCACCTATGTGGTTACTGTGTTTAGCTCGGTAGCGGACAAGCTCAAGAAGAATCGGGTAATGCTGGACGAAACAGAAGGTCGTATTCTTCGATTGTATGCACGCATAGAAGAAACCGAAAAACTAGCGTTCGACCATCTTTCAACGAAGTCTATACGTCCAAGCTATGCTTCTCGCAGTAATCCAAAAGCATTCAAAAAAGGTGTTCAGTCCAGTCTTGAACGAACACAAGGATATAAGGCTGAATTAGACGATTTTTTGAAAACTCTTGATCGTATGCGTAATGACTTAAGCACGCATGAAGCATTTGTGGCGAATATTGATTCTTTTCTAGAACACCCTACTACTCCTATCCCAAATGTATCTGATGTTTCACTACAAATCCAAAAACAGGTTAGTATTATTCAAAAAGAACTTGATAGCCACTTCGCATTCGCCTGATCAATGGTAGAACCACAATCAAAGCCACCCCAGTTGGGGTGGCTTTTTTGTATCCAACTATCCATGATCGCATGCTCTCACTGGCACATCTGTGTGTTAATGTGGGATATGTGGGATAACTCTGTATCTATTTGTTGACAATAAGCACGGGTGTGCTATACTCACCGCAGGCAACAGGGGTCGCACAGACCAATTTAACCTGTTGCCTTTTTGATCTCTTCTGTGCGTCCTCTGCTGCGGTTGCTCCTTACTCCTTGGGCGGTTGGTTGGTTATCGGGGCACATTGAACCTGCCCCGATTCATCCTGAAAGCGCAGTATGACTGAAATCGAATCCCTCTTTAAATTATTCGGGACACCTGGGGCCATCCTTGGCGGCATTATCTACGTCGCCAAACTGTTTGCGCCCATGGTGCAAAAGTACCTCAATAACAACGAGGTCACCCTGAAAAGCATTGCCACCTCTTTGTCTGAGAGTGTTGTTTGGCAACGGATGGCAGATCTTCGCTTGGAGCGCCTCGAGCAGCAAGGTGAGGAAAATACCAACGTTCTGATGCGGTTGGCCAATGCCAATGGCGTGGCGCATCCTCGTCCGACCAAACCCAAAAGACTGGTGGGAACCAATGAAGACCGCTGATAAGGCCAAGCTTGCGCTTGGATTTTTGTTATTGATTGCGATCTGCATGTTGATCGTGGTCTACACCATGAGCTGAGGTTGGTATGGCTCTCGTGATTCAAGATTTCCGCGCATCCTTGCCCCGCGCTACCTGGTCAATTGGGACGCGCATTGGCAAACCATGGTATGTGACGTTGCACTACAACGGGCCAATGGTCAAAAACCGCACACCAGCTGGTGAACGCGCGCAGTTGATTTTTGATGCCGAGTATCACATGGGGCCATACCTGAATGCTGACGGTCTTCAATATCACGGCGCTGGCTTGAGTGATGGTGCTGTTTTGCAATGTCGATCGTGGGATGACATCCTGTGGCACTGTGGTCATCGGCTTGGCAATGCCCAGTCACTTGCCTATCACCTGCCACTTGGTGGCAACCAAGACGCAACAGATGCCCAATGGACAAGCGCGATTGCCTTCTTTGAATGGTCAATGGCGATGTGGGGCATTCCGCGCAGCAATGTACGCGGCCATTGGGAATGGAATGGCAGCGCTTGCCCAGGCCCACACTTGAAACGTCGCTTGTTAGCGTGGCGCAATAACCGGCTCGGTCGCTATGAAGTTATTACGAGTGATGGGGCTAATGTTCGCCAAGCACCCACGACTGCCGCCAAAATCGCCGTGGTCTATCCACGCGGTCATCAATTCGATGTTGATTCTATTACGCGGGGTCAAACCATCGCTGGCCAAAATGAATGGCTACATAGTGCCGATGGTCGTGGCTTCGTTCATCCTACAACCGTGCGAAAGGTAACCTAGCTATGAGTATTGTTCAACTTGCTGGTGTGTTGGCGTTGGTCGTGGTGATTGTGGTGGCGGTGGCGTTAGTCAATGCGTTTGCCCCAAAGGCTGCCGAGGCTTTCAAGGGTTGGGCTGATGCGCATTTGGGTGCTGAACAGCGTGAGGCGATTTATGGTGCGGTCAAGGCTGGCCTTCGGGCTGCCGAGCAGCATGGTTTTCGTGCTGATGAGTTGTTTGCTAAGGCGGCCAAAGTGGCCAGTGAGTATCTCAAGACCTATGGCCTTCCAATCAGCGAAGAGCTGTTGAGTGAATTGGTGCGAGCTGAAAAGCAGAAGAAATTAACTGAGTGATTTGGATTGCGCTCGTCTACATGGGCTTTGTCTACGTTTGGTTTATCGGTGCGTGTCTTGACCTCAGTGGTGATTTTTGATTGTTTTGATTTCTTGATGGCTTTTTTTCAAACGTGCAAGGGTGGCAGGGTATGGCAGCAACACGTGGTGGTCGTCGCCCAGGGGCAGGCCGCAAAACAAAAACAGAGAAATATGCACGTCCGATCAATAAGGCTGAAAAGCAAATTGTTGATCACCTGCCACAACTCATCACCAATATGTTGACGCTGGCCAGCGGGGTCACGGTCGAAGAGGTTGATATCACCGATGGCACCGTGCTGGTGTACAAGAAGCCCCCCGATCGCAAGGCCAATGAATATCTCATTGATCGAATCCTTGGCAAGCCTACGGTGCATGTGGAGGACAACACCGAGCACGAGCGACGGCTCCCACCTGACCTTGATGCCATGATTGACCAGGTGTATGGAGCTGGCGATGGTGATACCACCGAAGGCGAGTCACAAACGGTTTGTTGAAGCAGCAAAGTGCGCGGGTGTGCCGCGTGATCAACTCACCAACTTCTTACGCCTTGGCTGCATTATGCAGCCCCGCCAGCTTGCTGCCAGCGCTGCGGCTCGACGCTGTGATGCGCCTGATGGCCCAACCGAGCTTGGCTATGGTGGCGCACGGGGTGGTGGCAAAAGTCACTGGTTGCTTGGCCAATTAGCAGAAGACTGTTTACGGTACCCGGGACTCAAGTGTCTGTTGTTACGCAAGGTCGGGAAAGCCCTTGCTGAAGCATTCTTCGATTTACTGCCCAAGGTCATGGGTGGCATTCATGGGCAATACACCTATGTACCGTCCAACAGCACCCTGACCTTTGCCAACGGGTCGCGCATCATTATTGGCCACTTCCAAAAGGAAAGCGATATTGATGCCTACCTTGGGCTTGAGTATGACGTGATTGGCGTTGAAGAAGCCACCACGTTGACCGCCCAAAAGTATGTTGATATTCGCACCTGCTGCCGCTCCAGTAAACCCAATTGGCGGCCACGGACATACTCAACAACGAATCCGGGCAACATCGGGCACGCGTGGTACAAGGAACGATTCATTACCAATCGGGATGCAGATCGCGTTTTTATTCCGGCCACGGCTGATGATAATGCCTTCAATAATCCTGAGTATCGCGCAATCTTGGACAGTCTTACGGGGTGGCGGTTACGGGCATGGCGCTATGGCGATTGGGATATTGCCGCTGGCCAATTCTTTACCAACTTTCGCCGTGAGCTGCACGTTATCAAACCGTTTGTTATCCCTGATGACTGGACGGTCTGGGGTGCAATGGACTATGGGTTTCATCACTACACCATGGCCTACCTACTTGCCGAAGATGGCGATGGCAACATCTATCACGTTGCTGAGCATGGGGAGCGTGGGTGGTTGATTCCCGACAATGCTGCCAGTATCAATGCCATGTTCGAACGGCATGGGGTGACTGCAAATCGGTTGAAAACGTTTGTTGCTGGGACGGATGTGTTTGCCAAGAAAGAAGATGGCATCACCATCGCTGACAAATATCGCGCTCATAGCATTGTGCTGAAGCCAGCAACAACCAATCGGATCAATGGCGCAGCGGAGTATCTGGCACGACTAGGCAACCCTGATGCAGGCCGAGCACCACGCATGTTTATGTTCGATACCTGCACACGATTGATTAACTGTATTCCATCGCTGCAAGTTGATCCCAATCGCCCAGAGGATGTGCGCAAGGTCAATGTTGATGATGATGGCCGGGGTGGTGATGACCCGTATGACGCATCACGGTACGGAATTATGGCGGCCACAACGGCCAACTTAATGTGGAGCTTCGGCTAATGGGATTACTAGACCAACTGCGCAACTTACTTGGCATCAAGGCTACACCAGCCGTGGGGGAGTTTTACCCCATGGAGCGGAGCAGTGGCGGTGGCATGATCCCAACCTATCCCATGACCTTCCCAGGCTGGACGGATATGGGCGCGGATGGTGCGAATCCGCCCAAGCTTACGCCGGAGGCCCGTGCTCGGCTGGCCATGCAATCAGCCTGGGTGTTTAGCAATGTGCAAGTGATTGCGCAGGAATTGACCACCGCAACGCTGCGGGTTAGTGAAGCGTTGAGCAATACCGAAGAGCCACAACAGGTCATCAATCATGCGTTCGAGTTGCTGTGGAATACTCCCAATCCGTTCTTTAGCCGATCGCTCTTGATGCAAGTTTGGGCATGGTTTCTGTGCCTCAAAGGTGAAGCCTATCTTTACTTTGCGCCCGATGCCAGCAATGGCGATCTGATTGAAATCTGGCCCTTGCCAGCGTGGGCATGCCGTCCCGTGCCACACCCAACCAACTTCATCGAAAAATATGCCTTGCAACTGCGACCAGATGCCAAGCCCATCTACATTGATGCGGCCTACATCTGTTATAGCCGGCTGCCCAATCCGTTTGATCTGCGCCGTGGCTTATCCCCACTCGAAGCAGCCAGCTTGGCCCTGCAAACCGACGATGCGCAGAAGCGATGGAATTGGCGGTTTTTTGACAAAGAAAATGCCATGCCAACCAACGTCGTGAGCTTGCCACAGGAGACCAGCAACACCGACTTTGAACGCTTCCGTGCTGAGTTGTTCGACTTCTATGGGTCAGGCCAACGGCGCACGATGGTGGCGCGGGGTGGGCAGATTGATTTCAAGGCCTTAGCGGTGAGCCAGCGGGAAATGGATTTCATCACTTCACGCAGCTTTACCCGTGATGAGATTGACCGTGCGTTTGGCTTTCCCGGTGGCTACTGGACAGCCAACGCCACTGAGGCTAACCAACGCGGTGCGAAGGCCGTGGTCATTGAAAACGCGGTCTGGCCCAAGGCTGTGCTGCTGGCTGAAGACTTGACCACGCAGATTGTGCGCTTGTGGTATGGGCCAACGTATCGCGCCAGCTTCGATGATATCCGGCCACGCAATATTGAGTTGGATATTCGCGAGCGCCAAGCAAACGAAAGCACATGGACAGTCAACGAACTGCGCGAAGCCCAAGGTAAAGCGCCGCTCGACGACAACCCACTATGGGACACCGTGCCTGCGAAGGTCGCCTTGCAAAGCTATACCGTGAAGTCTGCCGAGCCTGCTGAACCTGAAGAGCAAGCCGAGCCAGTAGCACGAGAAGACAGCCTTGAGGATACCGATGAGGTTGAAGACCAGCAGGAGCCAGAGGAAGCCAAGGCCTATAAGAGCCGCTTGCTGCCCTATGAAGAGGCCTTAGCCAAGGCGTTGCACCCGTTGTTTGGCGCAATGACCAAGCAGATCGTCACGGCGATCACGGCAGGCGAAACCATGAACTGGGATCTGCTGTCGCTCCAACTGGGCACTGCGATGCATCCCGAATTGGTAAAGCATGCTATCTCAGGAATTATGGCGCTCACCGAGGAATTTGGCATTGCCATTGACCTACCCCAGGTCACGATCGGGCTGAATGCATGGGCTGATTCTGAAGTGCCGCAATTACTCGAGCGGATTCTCAAGCCAGCCAAAGACTTGGTAGAGCAAGTGACGCGGCGCTATCAGGTCACGCCGGGCATGACCCGTGGGCAACTTGAAACGGCCTTGAGCAGCTTAGCAGCACCTTATCGGGTTGAAATGGTAACCGTGAACGCAATCACGAAATCAGCATCACGGGCCACGCTGGAGTATCAATCGATCTTGGCTGGCTTTGAAATCAAGACCAAGCGCATTTGGCGCACGAGCAATGATGACAAGGTATGCAGAGTTTGCAGCCCGATGAACGGTAAGCCGGAAGAAGACTGGAAGGATCGCTTTCCTGCTGGCCCAGGCGCACACGACTTCTGCCGTTGCTTCACGACGCTGAAGGTGGTGCAGGAATGAGCTATACGATCAATTGCAATGCGAACGATGTAGCCCAGTGGCTGCGCAGCGACATTACACCAGCCTTCCAAGCCATTGGCTTGGGCGTGACTGAGGCCATTCGCAATGAGATTAGCCCCTATCCGGCACAGCCCGCAAAGCCCGTTGATCACTGGTATGAGCGCGGCTATGGGCAGCGATGGAAGCGCAAAGACGGCTCAATCGGTGGGCGCAAAACATCGCAGACATTAGGGCGGCGATGGATGATTGCGAGCCGTGGGCGCATGGTCATGGTGCTCATGAACACCAGCACCTACTCACCGTTTGTGCATCGGGCTGAAGACCAGACGGCGGCTCATGCCAATACGGGCTGGGTTACGGATACCGAAGCAATCAGCCGCGTGGTTGATTCGCCCTTGATTGATGGCCTTGTGGGCACGGCCTTAGGAACGATTTTACGCTAGGAGTAGCCAATGGCTTTAGCCCTTGATCAACAAGTAGAAGCAGTGCGGAGTGCCTTGTGGCGTTGCCGCGTTGCACTGCGCCCAAGCCGTGATGACGATTATGACGGTCGCATCTTCAGCATTGAAGCCGTGTATGCCACGCATGCGGTGATTCGATTGGGTAACACGTTCTACGAAATCGACTACACCGTTGATGCTGACTGTGTGACCTTAGCCGAGCGTGCCCAGTGGCGCGCTGTGGAGCTGACGTGGACACCAAGCCTTGAAGTGAAGTCACTCGGTGATGGTCGCGTGGGAGCCTACCTCGTGTTGTTTGGCTCAGCTGAGCAGCACGACTTGAGCGATGCTCGTGATTATTTCACCAAGTCTACCGACTTCTGGCTTGATCGATGGCCCACGATTCCCATGCTCTATGACCACACCCTTGGCCTACCCGCTGATTTTGAGCCAGTGGTTGGAGCATGGACAACCAAAACGATCGATAGCATCGGCGTTTGGGCTGAAGGTGAGCTTGAGAAAGCCCACAAATACAAGGCCATGATTCAGCGATTGATTGATGAGGGCAAACTCAAAACGTCCTCGGATAGTGCACCGCATCTGGTTCGCCGGAAACGTGCTGCCAAGAATACTCATGAAGTTGTTCGCTGGCCCTTGCTTGCAGGATCGTTGACCACAACGCCTGCTGAGCCACGGCTGCTGCCGGTTGCCACCATCAAGAGCGCCTACAAAGCGCTTGGCCTACCCGAACCATTAAAGGAGACTACCCCGATGACCCTACAAGAATTACTCGCTGCGGCCAAAACGGCAATCGCGAAAGGCGATCTTGACGAGGCTGCGCAACTGACCGCCCAAGCCGAAGCGTTGGAAAAAGTTCAAGCCTTGGAAGTGAAGAGCGCTGGCAACGTGCCTGCTGCTCAGCCAGTTCGGCCACCCTTCGCTGGTGATCAGCCAACAGGTGATGAGCCAGCTGAATTAAGTGCCAGCGTGAAAATGTTCGCCATCAAGCGCTTTGGCGAAATTGATAGCGCCTGCAAGCAAGTTTCACGCGAGTTATACGGCCAAGACTATGAACAAATCGCCTACGACAAAAATCGCGACTTCCGACGCTATATCAAAACAGGCCAATGCGATGCCAAGCTCTCACGCACGCTGTTGTTGACCCCTGCCCAAATCGCTGAAGGTGCCGAAGACTATACGGTATCTGAAGTCAAAGCCACGATGGTAGAAGCCTCGGATGAACTGGGCGGCTACTTAGTCCCTGAAGACCGTCGCCAAGAAATGATTGAGCGCTTGCCTGGTATGACGGCAATTCGGCCAAAAGCCACGGTGATTAATACCGTGCGTGATCGGGTGACCGCAATTCGCCCAACGGGTGGCAATACCCGCTATAAGGGCGCAACCCGCGTGAAGTGGGTCAATGAAAAACCAACTGCTGGCACTGCTCAAAGCAACATGACCTTTGAAGAAATTGGCATTCCCATTCACACCGTGATGGTCGAAGTCTTCTTGAGCCGCAACCTCTTGGAAGATGCCGGAGCCAATTTAACTGAGATGTTGATGAGCGAAATCACCACCGCCAACGCGCTCGATGAAGATGAGCAATTCTTGACTGGGAATGGCGTGGGCAAGCCTCGCGGGATTTTGAATGGCACGGGTGCGAATGGTGCACCATTCGATAGCGATATTGCCATCGTCAATAGTGGCAATGCAACCGTGCTCACCGCTGATGGCTTGGTCAATGTGCCATTTCAAATTGCCGCCCAATATCGCCAATCGGGCTGTAGCTGGATTTTCAACCGTTTAACCTTGAAAGATATTGCCTTGTTGAAGGATAGCCAAAACCGTTACCTCTTCACCGATAACAATAACCAACTTGCCAGTTCCCACGGCAGCAAGCTGCTCGGCTATGACTATGACGAAGTGGAAGTCATGCCCAGCATTGCCGCCAACAAATACCCTGTCTTGTTTGGCAATTGGAAGGGTTACACCATCGCTGATCGCATCGGCTTAGCCATTGAACGCTACTTGGATAGCTCAACCGCCCGCGAAAACACTGTACTGTTTATTGCCCGCCGCCGCTTGGGTGGTGATGTGACCGCTGGCTGGCAAATCGCTGCGCAAAAAGTCGCTGCCTAATTAATGTTGTTGCATGGGCCTAGACTTCACTAGGCCCATCCTGAAATAAAGGAATGCACCCATGCTTCATAACCTAACCCAAGATGTTCGCATCGATCAAGCCTTACCACCTGCTAGCCGTGCTGCTGGCACCGTCACCAGCACCTACCTCAGTATGGATGGTCACGAGATGGTTACCGCATTGTTGAGTGTTGGGGCCATCACAGCCTCTGGCACCATTGACATGAAACTGGTTCAGGCCACTGATACCAGTGGCACTGGCTCGAAGGATATTGCTGGCGCATCACTGGTACAAATCGCTGATACGGGTGGGGCCAAGATGTATGCAATTGATTTCCGCGGTGACTTGCTCGACCACACCAATGGCTTCACCTGCGTGGCGGTGGTGCTGACCACGGCAGCAGCGGCCAACGTGAGTAGCGTTACCTTCTTGCGCTATCGGGGTCGCCGTGGCAGTAATGCCAGTGGCTTGACCCAACGTGTGCTCAAAGTTACCCAATAAGCTGAGGTACTGGTCATGGCCTACGCAACAAAAGATGAGTTTCGCGCTTATAAGCTTCAACCCAATGGTGGCACAACACCGATTCCAACCACCGATGACCTGCTGATCACGCGTTTGCTTGGCGTGGCCCAAGCAGAGATTGATCTGTATTGTCACCGTTCGTTTGAGGCCGTGACCACCACGCGCTTTTATGATGAAGCCAATGCGCGGATGGTGGGCCAGCGCTTATACCTTGATACCGAGTTGTTGACCGTGACCAGCCTCATGAATGGTGATGGGCGGGAGATCCCGTTGACTGGCTTCCGATTGGAGCCGCGCAACGAACCGCCCTACACCATGATCACGCTCAAATCATCGTGGGTCTGGTTTCTGAACCTTGATGCTGAAATCGCGATCACGGGTACTTGGGGCTACAGCGCGACAGCACCAGCGCCGATTCAACAGGCCACGCTTGAGTTGACTGCCTACTTGTATGACCTGCGCAAGCAGCAAAACTACGATGTCACGGCGATGCCAGAGCTGGGCCAAGTCGTGATTCCAGGGGGCATGCCCAAGCACGTCAAGAACTTGATGGCTGAATACCGGAGGAAATGGTAGATGCTGACCGACATCATTGATGCCATGCAAACCATTCATCGGGCTGTAACGGGGGTGGTTACCGCGCCACCCTTAGCCGAATACCCCGATAGTCTTGAGCCAATGCAATGTCCGTTTGTTATGACGTGGGTTGGTGGTGGCTCGTGGGATGAAGCGGCCATGGGCTTACATAAAGACGAAACCACGTTCCGCGTGCTTGTGCTGATTGCGCCCGTTGCGCTTGGCATTATCGGGTCATTGCTCAGTAGTAGCACCCAGTTGCTTGATGCGTTTCGCCATCTCTATTTGGACTATGAAAACATTCAAACGCTTGGCGGCACGGTGGAGCAATGCGGAACCATCACGCACGAAGGCTTGCAAATCATCACCTATGCGGGTGTGGAGTGGCGTGGGTTTATGCTCACGATCCCCACGATCCTGAAGGAAATCAAAACACCATGATTGAATTTATTGGCGGTGATCACTCCTATTGGCGTGTTCCAGCCCGCGACTTAACGCCTGAGGAATATGCACAGGCAACTGAAGGTTTGAATGAAGAGGAATTGGCGTTAGTGGCAACGCTCTATGCAGCAACTGACGATCAATCCGAGCCAGAGCCAGAACCGGAACCAGAAGAGCCTGCGCCGGAGCCAGAGCCAGAAGAGCCTGCGCCGGAGCCAGAGCCAGAAGAGCCTGCGCCGGAGCCAGAGCCAGAACCGGAGCCAGAGCCAGAACCGGAGCCGATTGACCCTGAGCCTAGCCCTGAACCAGACCCTGATCCTGAAGAACCAGAACCGGAGGGATAACCAATGGCAATTACTCCAACAGGCAAAGCCTATAAATTGCGCCAGCTGCAAGCTGGCAAACAAACCGCATGGGATACCGCTGTTGCGGCCACCATTAAGTTGATGGAACTCACCGATGCAACCTTGACCATTGAAGCGGAAACTGAGATGCAGCAAGCCATGGGCACGTTAGCCCCTGCTACCTCTGCTGATATTGTGGGCGTTTCTGGGAAGGTCACCATTGAAGGCAGTTGGACATTTGAAGATGCGCCAATCTATTTGCAAGCCTTGTTTGGTGCCGTCGCGCCAAGCGGCGCTGGCCCCTATGTCCGCGCCTACACCAGCCCACACCAAGCCGCTTACAGTGCCGAGGCTTATACCTTCGAGTTTGGGATGGCTGGTGGCTTGTACCAAGCAATTAATTGCGTGCTGAGCATGCTTGAAATCAAGATCGTCAAGAAGAAAACCACCACCTTCAAGGCGGAATTCTTGTGCTCAAACATCCAAGTCTTGCCGAGCTTGACGGTGCTATCCGATCGCAATGTAACTCGTGTGCGCGCACGCGATACCGTCATCAGTCTGGACCCATGGGGCGGCACGATTGGCACCACTCCACTCACTGGCACCGTGCTAGAAGCAACGATCAAGATTCAATCTAATGCCCACTTGAAGGAATTTGTCGGGGCCTTATATGCCACTGGCTACGGTATTGATGCATGGTCAGGTGATATTGAAGTCAAAGCCGAATTTACTACGGTAATTAAAGCCGAAATTGATGCCATCTTGGCAGCCAATACCGTGCAACGCTTGCTGCAATTCAAGTCCACGCGTGGCACCCAGATCGACCAGTCCAATATCACAGCAGTGCTTGATGGCAGCGGCCAAGTGCTCTATGACGATAACGATGGCAACGTGGGTGTGACGATGAAATACAAGCCCATGCACAACATCGCGCTGGCCTATTGGCTTCAAATGACCAACACTAATACGGTTGCGGTCTTAGCGGTATAAGGATGATTTTCTGATGACCAAGATTTTGTTTCCAGACATCGACCCCAATGCACGTGGGTCATACACCAAAGACGCTGAGCGCCAAGCCATCCGCGCTGCCTACCAAGAAGCCGTGACCGAATTTAATGAAGCCGTGGATAGCTTCAATGCAGCTCGTGAAGCTGCTTCTATCAGTGCTGTGCAAGATGCTCAAGCTTTGCTTGAGCGGGCCATAGCCGCCAACGATGAAGAGGTCATTGCATCGGCCAAGCAATCCTTGATCGACTTGAACGAAGCGATTACCGCCGAGGCCGTGACGGCGCTGCAAGAGGCAACCAATGCCCTTGGTTTCGCGCGCAAAGACTTGAATGCCAAGCGTGCTGCATGGGAAGCCTATGTGCATGCCCATCTTGTCACTGATGATGGCAGTGACTTGAGCGCAGCGCTGAACGAGATCACGATCAACGAAATGAATGATCTGATTTATGGCGCTGCCAAAGAGGTAACAATCCCAAACTTGAACGGCGGCAACTGATTGGCTGGTTAGAAGGCTATGAAGATGAGCCGCCGCTCTGGGTGATTTATGCGCTGATGGCGGAGGACTATCACACCACGCCATGGCAGATTGAAGCAGAGGCTTCAGCGCTGTGGGTTGCACGCTGGCGCACGTTGAATTTTGAGCGATCACAGTATCGGAAACGGCAGGCAGGCGATGAGTGACAAAATTGTAACCGTCACAATTAAAGGGGACGATCAGCTCACGCCTGCAATGCGCGACGGCGCTGATGGTTTAGAGGCATTGCAAAAGGCTGCTGATGAGGCAGCCAAAGCCCAGCGCGAGCTTGAGCAAGAATCTAATAAGCAACGGCAGCAGCAGGAAAAAAGTACGGCAGCGGTGCGTTATACCCGTGGGGAGCTAGAGCAAGCAGGCGCTTCGACACTCAAATTTGAGGGGTCGGTCACCAAACTCTCGGATAAGTTGCAACGTGAAGTGCGCGAACTGGGCATCTTGACCAAAGAGTTAAACCAGCTGCAACAGGCCGAGAATGCTAGTGCTTCTGCCGTTGCGCGCAAGGAATTAGCCGTTGATAAAATGACGGCTGAATTGCAACAGGCGATTCAAAAAGAACGCGAATTAGCAACCGTTACTAAAGACACAGCAACGGCAACCCAAGATTCAGCCAGTAAGCTCGATGGCTTAGTTGATGGTATCAATAAGCTCAGCGGTGCAATGGCTGCTGTGCAAACAGGCAAACAAATCTTAGACTTTACCAAGGAAGGGGCTGCGGCGCTTGGCATATCGAAGTCCTTCGATGGCTTGTCCGCATCCGTGGGCAAGACCAGTGATACCTTCCTGAATGAATTGCGCACGGCCAGCAACGGCTATATCAAGGATACCCAGCTGATGCAGACCGCTAACAAGGCGGTGCTGCTCGGTGGGCAAGATATGGCCACGGCGCTGCCAACGTTGCTCAAGATTGCAGGTGCTTCAGCGCGTGCTACGGGCGAAGACTTTCAGTTTATCTTCGATAGCTTGGTCACTGGGATTAGTCGTGGCAGTGTTGAAATCTTAGATAACGCAGGCCTCACGATTAACCTAGCCAAGGTACAAGATGACTATGCCAAGTCACTGGGTAAAACTACTGATCAACTCACCGATGTAGAGAAGAAGCAAGCGCTGTTGAATGAGGTGATTGGCAAGGGCGAAGGATTCGTTGAGAAGATTGGCCCGAGCAGCGATGCTGCTGGTGGCGCATTGCAACGGCTTGAAACGCGTTTCCAAAACCTTGGCGATAAGATCAAGGCTCTCTCAGCGATTGGGCTAGAGAATTTCCTAACCGGTGGGCAGTTTGAGCGCGATCAAACTCAAAAAATCCTAGCTACTGGCCAAACCTACGAAAAATACATGCAAGGGGTTGATGCTGCTAACAAGGCGGCCAAACCTGGGCTTGTTGAAAATATGGCCCTTACCGGGCAATTTGGTGAGGCAGTTCGACAACTCACCATGACATATGGTGGTTTAGGCCAACAAGTTACGGCGTTAACTCCTCAGCAATGGGAGCTTAGCCAAACCTTCCAAGCCAATGGCATGAGCACCTTACAGGCTGATGCTGCTGCGCGCCAATTGGCAAGTGGTTCATCAGAGTTGAGTGGCGTGCTTAATCAATTGGTGGCTGAAGGCGACTTGACCAAGCAAACCATGGAAGTCATGGAGGAACGCATTACAGGGCTTGCTGTTGCGCACCCAGAACTGATTGACCAAATAAGCAATCTTATTACTCAGTTTCAGGATGGCACAATCTCAAGTGATGAATTTCGTATCAAGCTTGATGAGCTAACCAACAGCAATATGACGGCAGCGCCTGCAACGCAAGAGCAAGCTCTGGCAATGGGCTTCCTCAAGAGTGAAACCGATGCAGTAACAGCCAGTGTCTTTTTGCTTGATAGTGCCACCTATGAAAATACTGAACGCCAGTTTGCAGCTGCTGTTGCAGCCCAAGAGCAAGCAATGTGGCAACGCGATTTGCAATATGCGCTTGACCTTGCAGCAGAAAGTAGCGATGGACAGTCAGCAGCGGTTGCCTATCTCGTGAATGCCTATGGGATTGAAGAGTCTAAAGTTATTAGTCTCATCAATCTCTATGGTCGCCTGAACCAACTTAAAGGTGGCAAGGTTGCACGCGATATGGCTGACGTGCCGCGTGCTGAACAAAAAGTCTATGTACCACCACCCAAGAAAGTCAGCGGCGGTTCAGGCCGGAGCAAAGGCGCTGGCAGCAACGGCAAATCCGAGGCGGTGCGCGAAGCCGAGCGCGAAGCCAAAGAGCTAGAGAAAGTCCAAGATCGACTTAACAAGGAATTCGACAAGGCTAACAAGCAACGCGAGAAGATGGATCAATCGCACGTTGCTGAAGTCAAGAAGATTTGGGATCGCTGGCGTGCCGAGGAATTGGCCGCAACCGAGAAATTCAACACTGACAAGTTTCAAGATCGCGTGGCTAATGCCAAGTCATTGGTTGATGTTGACCAAGACCTCTGGGACGAAGCCCAGAAAATGCAAGTGGAATTCTGGGATAAGTCACAAAAGATTGCCCAAGAAGGTGATGCCCAAAAGGCTGACGAATTCCTAAAAGCTGCCAATGAGTACACGGCGATGAAAACGCAGCATGCCCAAGAGCTACGCGATCTCGATGCCAAGATTGCCGCTGAAGAGGATGCTGCCGAGAAGCAAAAGCTGCAACAAAAGCAACAACGGCTCAAGGACATCTACGCCGAAGAGGAAAAACTGGCAGGCGAAAATCTCGACAAGATTCTCCTTGGCCAAGAAGAGATCGACAAGGCGCGTGATGATGCGTTGGCCAAGGAGAATGCCGATTACACCAAGGCCCAACAAGACTTAGCAACTTCATTTGCTGAGAATGTGCAAGAGGTTGTGAAGTCAAGTGATAAGGTCAAAGACTCGATTAGCGGCTTAGCCGATCATTTGATTAGCGAGTTTGCTCGCATCAGCGCAGCGGCGGCAATGCCCGTGGCTGGCCCTGCTGCTGAGCCAGCGGTTGATGGGTCGCATGCCTTGGGCTTGAAGCGCGTGCCGTTCGATAACTACATTGCACGACTGCACAAAGATGAACGCATCTTGACCCGTGATGAGGCCAAGGCTCACGATCAGATGGTAGCAGGCAATCAGCAAAGCAAGCGCGTGCCGCTGACACCGAGCCGCTCGTCAATGCCAGTTGGCTCGTCAGTCAACATGAGCATGCCGCTGATCTTCAATGGCAATAAGCCAGCAGCGGCACCAGCGTTGACCACGATGCAACGGGAGCTTGAAGCTGCCGTGAAACCAATCGTTGATCGCTATATCGAACAAGACCGAAAACGCAAGATTATGCGAGGATAACCATGGGAGCAAGCGAACCCTTATACGTTGCGTTGCGCACGGCTGATAATCTCAAGAGCGTCAACCTAACGGATTCAACCAAATACTTCTGGCCCAAAGAGGGAGAATGGATACCTATGGTTGGGCTATCCAATAGCGACGGCTACAGCGATGTTACCGAGTCAATCCCGTTGCAGGCGATTGGCGCGACTGGCGCCATTGTGGCAGCGAACGTGCGCGCCGTGGTAGAGTTGCTGCATCAGGCCCAGCGTTGGAAGGATGGCGATGATGTAAGCCCCGTGATTATGGACATCATCATGCCTGGCTCGAACCCAGCGAAAATCTTGAGTCAGATCATCAAAGACTGGGATGGCAGTCTCTTTGGTGATACAACCTTTGATCATATCAACGTGCGCAAACAAGCCAACATGACCTTGAATCTCACACGAGCTGGTGTGTGGTATCACACCAGCTACCGCTATTCAAACCTGTGGACAGAAACCGATTTTGGCACCGTGGCACCAACCACGGTTAATAATGGCGTAACGGCTTCAGTAATCGCTATGTCTGGCTTCTATGGTGGCCGTGCCTACTTGCAGCTGACCAAAGCAAGCGTGGCAGCAGCCAATAGTTATCCCAGTAGTCTTGGCTATCCCGTTACCGCTGGCCAAACCTATACCTTGGTGTTTAGTCATAGCCATACCAATATCACGAGCGCAGACGTACAACTCGTGCGTGCTGGCCCTGTTGGCGTTTCTGGCGCACCAGTAACGATTAGTTTATCGACGACTGCCATTGATACTGATCCCCGGCGATTTGCGGCCACCTTTGTGAGCAGTTTTACGGGCACGGTCTACCCCTATTTTCAGTTTTCAGGGCCAAGTGGAGCAACCTTTCGCATTGCGGAAATAATGCTCTTGACTGGCTCACAACTCACTGAGCTGTGGCATCCCCAATATGGTGAATTGGTTAATGCAATCGCCTCAGCATCAAGCACGTCGCCAGACCTTGGGAATTTGCAATGGCGTTGGTCACATGCTGCTTATTCGCCCGTAGAAATGACCATACAGCGCACAAACGGACAGCTTGATTATCGTCACCCTGCCCAATTCCTAATATTTAGTGATAAGCAAACAGGGCTTACGCCTGGCTACAGTGTTGAATACACCTCATATACTGGCACCTATGGCGCGCCATTTACGCAGGCCTTAGAAGGTGATGCATTTGGCGGTGCCGTTTTGCGCTATACCCCAGTTGGGACAGCGGTGGCCAAGTCAGCATGGGCATGGCTACCCAATGCCTCTGGTGGATTCTCGGCATGGAATGGCCTGCTGAATATCCTTGCTGGCCTTCGCAACAATTCACCAAGCACCACCTTCACAGTATGGATAGAAATTGCAGACTATACCGATATTGTGATTGCAGAAACGCCCAAGCGCGTCATTGCTGCCAACGCAACAACCCCAACGTGGTACCTGCTCGGCGTGGCAAGTGTGGCACGGCGACGCACGGCGGCCAAATGGCGCTGGTGTGTACAAGCAAGCGCAGCAAGCGGCACGATTGATCTGAATCCAGCATTGTTTGCGAAGATTCAGCCAGGTGCAAAAGTCGTTCAAACCGATGTGCTTGACCTTGGATCAACCAAAAACTTTACCAAGATCGTCATCGATCACCAGCTGCTGGCTGATCGTGGGCCATCAGTCAGTACGTACAACGATGGCGTATCGCCTGTTATCGATACGCCATTTAGCTGGTGGACAAATCCAATGATTCAGATGACGGGCGATAAGCTCTATGGCTATATGTTGGCCATGAACGGCGCGAAGTGGAAGACCTATCTGACTGGCGGCTCAACCGTGCAAACATGGCAGATGACCGCGCGCCGCCTGCCAGCCTATCCAACAGCGGAGTAAGCGCCATGCAGCATTTTTCAGTTTTGATTTTCGATTTGCCAACATCCAAAGGTGGGCGCTTACTTGCTGATTATTCAAGTCGCTGTCAGCCAGTCTTTACCACGTCAGAAAAAGGCTTCGAGACCTGTACCTTCGAGCTGTCGATCGCTGAAGATGAGCAGTTGTTTTGGTATCGCCGCCGCCTGGCATGGTTGCGGATTGAAGCATTTGGGCTGGTCGTGTGGGAGGGGCAAATACGCGAGCCAAATGTTTCTCGGCGCTATCTCTCAGTTACCGCCTATGGCAGCGCCATTAGCTATACCGATATTCCATACACCGCACTGTGGAGCAGCACACGGTATAGTGATTGGCAACCAGTCACGCGGCAAATGGTTAATTCGCGCAACGATACGCGGTATAGCATTGATACCACCGATCGGCTCTACATTGCTGCCAATGGTGGCGATGGGATTGATTCATCGAATATTGGATCGCTGTATTTGAAAACACCTGATGGTGGCTCAAAGCCAATCATCGCTATCACAGCCGATTATGAAGTGCTCGGCAAGACCAACATATGGACAGCATCACTGTCTCGGTTTGATGCCAACTTCAATTTTCTATCAACGATCTGGACAGTCACCGGAACCGGAGCAGTAGCCACTGGCAACATCAACTTGTCTGGCCTTACACCATGTGACATGCTGATGTTTAATTTCTACTTGAATCGGCCAAGCACAACGCTTGGCACGACCATCATTGCAGGCACGCGCACGGTCACGCCGGGCAGTATGACTGGGATTGTGGTTGGCTCAAAACTCTCGATCGGTGGGGCTAATCCTGAGGAGGTCACCGTTACAGCGATAACAGGCACGACCTTCACCGCTATCTTCCAGTATGCCCATGCCAATACTGATGGCGTTTCGTTTATCTGGGAAGGTGAAACCGATGATTGCTATCTCAAGCTGACCAACGTGCGCGTGAAGACCACGAGTAGCACCAACTTGTACCCAGACGAGATCATCAGGGATATGATCGCCGCAACCGCAGCGCTGAACCCAAATTGGTGCAACACCAATGCCATGCTGATTAGCAGCTCGGCAATTGAAATGCGGGACGTGCTCTATGAAGATCAATATCCACTCGACATTGCAGACCAACTGATTGGCCTTGGTGATACAACCGGCAACAGTTGGGAATTCGCTGTGTGGGAGGACATGCAGGTTACGTATGGGCGGCGTGGGGTGAGAGGCCGGATTTGGTATGTTGATCAAACACCGGAGATTAGCAGAGCACTTGATCGGCTGTATAACTCTGCCTATGCCACCTATACCGATAGCGCGGGCATCGTTCGTCGCACAGCGATCAGCACCAACGCTGGTAACGTGGCAGCTTATGGCATCACACGGCGGGCAGCGGTACAGGCTGATACTGATAATAGTGTGGTTGCGGGACAAATTCGCGATACTGCGCTTGGGGATACGCTCGATGCAGGGGCGTATGGCGATGTGCCGATCATGGGGTTGTTTGATATTTATGGCAGCTATTATCCGCTCTGGATGTGCCGAGCTGGCGATACTGTGGTTATGAGAGGTGGGCCATTCGGCTACACATCAGCCAGCGACAAATCACGGGCCTTCATCATTGCGGCTACCAGCTATGATGCTGCTAGTGGGGAGCTGCATGTATCACCCGAAGCACGTGGGCCGAGGCTAGCGGGGTATGAGGCGCGGCGGCAGTTGGTTAAATGACAAAAAAGATAGCTTGATCTGATCAAGCTATCTTTTTTGTACAAATTCTAGCTATAAATAACTAGAAAAACATAGTCAAAATAAAATCTATAATTGGAGCTACAAATAGTCTTACTATCCAAAAACCTACCATCCCAAAGCCAAATCCCAGAATCACCGATAAAGGAAACTCAATATCTTTTGAACCCGTGCCATTTCCATAGTTTAATAAGCTAACAATAATAACAAACGCCCAATAAACTATGAATATAAATCCATCAATTTTATCTTCTCTCGTCCAAGAACTCGATGAAACAGAATTTCCCGTACTAAAGGATTCATAAGAAGTTGGTTTAGAATTTGATGACCCACTGCTATTTCTGCGCTCGTTCATTCCTTCCTGCAATCCCTCATAATATGCCTTTGAGTGAACAAAAGGAATTCCTGATTTACCATCTCGACCTGCAATTCTTCCTTCAATTCGATCTTGTTCTGTAAACTTTGACATAATTCCTCCAGGGGCGAGGTGAAGATTGGTAATCTATCCTATCATGCACGTCAAGCTAAATAGTGATGCAGCCCTAGCCAATCACGGCTAGGGCTGCATCACTATTTAGCTTAACGATGCCATCACCTGCCCAACCAGCCACTGCATGACTGGCGGCGTGACGGCATTACCGTATTGCTTCACCTGCTCACGCGCATTGCCCAGCACCACATACTCGCGCGGGAATGCCATTGCTGCGCCCACTTCATGCGGCTGCAACATGCGGAATCCACAATCATCAACACTAGGCGTTTGCGGCTGCGCCAAGTAATGCACGGCCATGCCAGGTACTGTTGGCAGCGCTTTGCCCAAGTCATTGGTACGATGATCGCCATCACCACCATAGTATGAAACCGTGAAGGGTGGCACCACAACAGCATGGCGATCGCGGGTTGTCACCGTGCCAAGGGCATCGCTCTGATGATTGGTTGTATCGTTGCCATAGTAACTGGTGATGAAGGGCATGACTAAACCCCGATTCCACCCTGCTGTCTGCGTGGGCATGGCATCAAGCACATTGGTTGCGCGTAAATCGCTGTGATTCGGACTCACCATAAACGGCGGGATACACAAGCCAAGCTCCTGCCGTGTGCTCTGCGTTGGCAATGGCTCGCCACTGGTTGTACTGCGCCGATCATGGGCTTCATGGGTGTAGCCCATCGGAATAAGCAAACTATGGTGGTCGCTCGTGGTGATTGCGCCTGTTGGCTCGGTCACTGGTTTGCAATAGCCTGGCGAATAGTTCATCATCAACAGGGCGTTTGGTGCAAAAGGATGATTGGCATATTTCTCTAACCCATAGCGAATACGCGCCATGGTCTTCTCTTTGAGTGGGCGCTTCCGATCCGCAATGCGCGTGATGGGCAATGACCAATCAATGGCGTTGGCTGCGCAGAAATAAAAGGGCTGCACGGCACTGGCACACTGTGGGCACAAGTAGCGATATTGGGCTTTGTATTTGCCAAAAGGCTTGGCCGGATTCTTCCACACTTGCACCGCTCGCACGTTCGTGACGCATTTTTCACAGCGTGCCACAGGGTGATAATCAAGCACCGGCGCTCGGTTGCCTTTGCGCCAAAACACCACGTACATACGATCCCGCGATTGCGGCGTGGGCCACACAAACATCGAATTCAAAAAGACTTCTTTGTGCGCATAGCCAAGGTCGTGCATGGCCTTGAGCCACGCATCATAGAGAATCCATGAGCGCGCATCGGGCACGTTCTCAACAATCACCACCTTATATTGATGATGCTCGGTGAAGCGCACTACGTCCCACATGGTGGCCCTGCTTCGCTCTGCCGATGGGTCAGGCTGGCCATTATCAAGCAATGAAATCTGGCGCGTTGGGCGCTTCACACCCTTGGCCAACGAATGATTGGTACATTCCGGCGATGCAATTAAGATGGTGGTTCGTGGGTAGCGGCGTGGATCGCAAGCCTGAATATCAGTGCAATCGTGGTCGGTGTCAGGGTGATTGGTGTTATGGGTTTCGATTGCGAGTTTCCAATGGTTCAACGCCATGCGCACGTTGGCCCCAGCGTTGACTGCGCCAGTTGAACTACCACCAGCTCCACAAAACAAGTCCGTAACAGTAATATCACTCATTGGCTGATTACTCCTAAAAACAAAACCGCGCCTCTGAGTGAAGCGCGGTTGCCACTAATTTATTGAGTGTTGCCACCAAGTGCCACTAGAGTTCTAGTAGATCATCAGGGGTATCAATTCCATCGAAGTGATGCCCAAGCTCGTGGCGTAGGTGGATAAACACATCGGCAATTGATGGTGGCGGGGTGGGTGTGCCATCCTCGAGGATTTCAATCCACCATAGCATCAAGGCAAAGTTGGCAATATCGGCCATTTGCTTAGCGCTCTGCGTATCTTTGGATAAATGCTCTTGCAGCAGGTTGCGAAACAGGATCTTGTTTTCGGGATTATTCCACCCACGAAAACCAGCGACTGCCTTGGCATGCAGCTTCTCGCGCATCGCAGCAACAAATCGAATAAGCGCAGCATCGATAGCAATGAGTTCTGTTGATAAATCACTCATGCCACCACCTCACGCCGTTGATTGTCCAATGGTGGTACATCATCAATTGGTGGCACTTCGTTGTGCCGTGTGTTGAATCGTTCAGCCGCTGATACAGACGACCCCACAAAGGTAAAGCTTGCGCTACACGGTGGGTTAGTACAATTGAATTGGGTGTAGTAGTAGCATATAAATTCTTGTACCACGCCACCACAAAACGGGCAGGGTTTAAGCTTCATATCGAAATGCCTCATCAATTAATAATTTGTAGCCAAGTCCAAGCCCTGCTAATCCAATCCATAACTGACCCAGTGCAGAGCCGATCATCAACGTTGCGAGGGCGATACTAGGGGCAATGAATCCAATGGGCTTAGGTGCCGTGAAGCGATCAACGTGCGCAACCCATGCCGATAAAATCGCCAGCACCACATAGAGAAAGATGCAGAGTTCAAGCAT